TCAATAACGGCGGCCCTCCGGGTTCGGGATCTGCCGCGGTCAGGCAGGCAGTCGCCGATGGGGCTGAGACCCTTGACTGTTTCGACGGGAAGCTGCCTGGTATTTATGGCAAGCTCGGCTTCGTCGAAACAAGCAGGATTGCATGGGACGATCAATACGCACCGAAAGGGTGGGACTATGAAAAAGACGGACGGCCAGATGTCGTCTTCATGCGACACGAAAGCAGCATCCAGCAGCCCAAGTCCTGATAAGCTCCCTCTTCTGTTTGACGAAGCAGAGAAAGCCGCGGTGATTGAGCAGCTGCGAGAGCGGTACAAGGCCGCCGGTGTCGAGCCGACCGATGAGCAGCTGGAAAGCGATTGGGAATTCATGCGAGACTTCTGAGGTTTCGGCGACTGCTTGATGTAGACACGAGGGCCCGATGAGCACGACGACGCCGAAATTCAGGCAGCCTCTGCGACACCGGATGGAGATCGTGAAGCAGATGCTGCGAGCCGGGCAGCTCGCAGCAAAACTCCAGATCCTGCGACAGGATCGCAGCCACCTCCGAGCAATCAGCGAGGGCGTGCACATTCAGCAGCAGGACAAGGTCACAGAAGACCTTCGTCGCGCGCTAGTGCAGTTCTTTGTCATGCAGCTACGGGCAATCGTGGCGAATCTGATGCGGATACGCCAGGCGCGGACGGGGGAGAAGAACTGTGGTGCCGGGGCACCCGGCTCGCAGGGCTTCCAGCCTGGTAACACGTGCGCTGGTGGCAGCAGCAGCAGTGCCAATTCATCCGCGGGCAGCGGGCTTGCGGCTGGTGACTTCTCTGAGTTTCTGGCTACACCCGAGCCAAACAAGATCGAATACACGGTCAGCAAAACCCCATCAGAGTTGATGCAGTCGATGATGCCGGGCATTGATTGGACGGATGATGAGGCCGAAGCTGCGATGTGTGGCTTGACCGGTGTGCCCGATGGGTGGGATGTGGTCATAGACCAGCCCTATCCGGGTGTGATTGTGGTGGACGCGTCGCTGCCGGAAGACGGTCCGATGGGGTTTGCCAGTTCAATGACGCGGCAGATCGAAATCGAAAACGGCAAAGTTGTGATCTACAACAAAGAATTCGAGCTGTCCAAAGACCAACGCGGAAAGGGCGCCGCTGTTCGGATGCTGGCCCGCGAGGTGGCATGGGCACAGAAGTACGACATCGGCAATATACGGACTACGGCGGCTGGCGATGGGTTGTTAAGACCGTCGCGACTTCATCAAAGACCCGGTGCATCGCTGACGGAGCGATCGGTGACCGAATACACTGGAGTGGTGGTGTGGCCGAACCTGGGATTTGATTCCAGGCTCGACCGCGACTTCTCCCCGTACATCAAATTCGGGAAGTTCCCTACACCGGATTCAGTCAAATCCGCTACGAAGATTTCGGACATCGTCAGAACAGAGGAAGGGCAAGAATGGTGGAACAATCACGGAACGGCGCACAACGTAGTATTCGATCCCAAGCCGGGCAGCCTATCGACCCGGGTGCTAGCGAAGGTAGCCGAAAGGAAGGGCATCAGGGGGACCAATACGACGGCAACCTCGGCGAAGACATACCCCTCTTCAACTCGGTCTGGGCCGAAATCAACGCTGAAGACGCCGCTAGGGAGCCAACCGAACACGACGGCTGAAGGCCTGTCGCGGTTGGTGTTTGATCCTCGCGAGTGGGACAAGCAACTGATTGAGACGCTGATGGTGCCGTATGCCGAGGCGTACATCACGGCGGCGTCGTCAGAAATTGAAATCGCGAAGATCGCCGCTGAACGCAAGAGCGTCGACATCTCCCGATCGAAGATGGTTCGGGACTACGATCAGTGGAGAACTCGCTGCCCGACAGGAAGCGGAAAAGGCATCGGCACCAAAGCCTCGACCGCCAGTCACTTTTTGCGGCAGCAGAAAGAATTACAGTTGGAAGAGATGGTTGTCGTCACCCCTCTGGGTGAGTTTCGATTCAACATCTCGACCGAGTACCCGAAATGGATGAAGCGCCGACTTCGCGAGTTGCTTGAAGAGACGTTTTCCCAGGACTACTGGAAGCAGATCAACGACACGACCTCAGCCGACATCACCGACATTCTTCAGAGGGGTATTCGAGATGGTTGGTCGATCGACGACATGGCCGACGAGATCGCCGATGGCCTTCCTGGTGACAGCGACTACGCGAAAGATAGGGCTACTGCGATCGCCCGCACCGAGAGCGGTCATGCCCTGAATGGCGCAAGGTCAGCAGCCATAGATGACTTGGCCGAAGAGTTGGCTCCCTACGGGCTGCCGATGAAGAAGTCGTGGATGTCCGTGCTCGGATCGACCACACGAGAGACCCACGCTGATGCCGACGGCGTGCCAGCCGACATCGAAGGCATGTGGACGATTGGTGGATTCCGTTGCCGATGGCCCGGGGACACGATGCTCCCCGCATATGAGCGCGTGAATTGCATGTGCACCATTCTCAGCGAATACGGACTCACAGATACTGAAGCCAACGAGCTGATCGAGGACTACAACACACGGGTCCAAGAGCGCGAGCAGTTCTATCGATCACAGGGCAAGTCATACGCCGACATGAAGTCGTGTGGAGCAGGCAAGCCCGGGGCTGTTGGCTTCCAGGAAAACAACACGTGTGCAGGTGGTGGCGGGTCAGAAGATGAGCCGTACCATCCGGTTCTCAATCCGGAAGGACGGCATTCGAATGAGGACGATGAAGAGCAGAAGAAACTGCCCATCGAGCTGCCTGAGAAGCCGCTTCCGCTCTATGGGGTGGAATCTGACGCTGATGCCCCTACCGTTCTCGTTGAAGACAAGGACGGGAACAAAATCACCGTTGTCGACCGCTCGGATACCAACGGCCACGCGTATCTTGATGAAGTGGAGGCTGACGCAGAGGCTAGGGGGTTGGCCGTGGACTTCGATACGGTGCAAGAAATGCAGGACGAGGCCGGAATTGACGACGATTCTGGCGCCTTCCAGGCATATGTGGGGGATGCCTACAAGGCGTTCACCGATGAGGATGGGGACATCCCGTCCGGTGTCGAGGACACCATCGACACCTACGGCTACAACCACGGCTCGATCGACAGCGACTATGCCAGCACGTTGATTGACGAGAGAATGGCCGAGGCCGAGTCTGAATGGGAAAGCATGGATCACGCCAGTGAGATTGATGGTTGGGATGACATGAAATTGGCTGATCAGGAGGATGCCTATTCGGAGTGGATCGACGCCAAGCGATCTGAGATTGAGTCTGACATCGAGGACCAGCGACACGAGGCCCGTCAGGAAGCGATCAGTGGGATGCGGCAGGAGCTGGAATCAGGTGCGGCATCTTCTACGCTGGTCTGCTGTGCCCAACTCTACCGCGGCATTAGCATCTCCGAGACCCGCCTGCAAGAAATGATCGAGGAGGGCGAGGTGTCGCACTCTGGCGTGAACAGTTGGACAACATCAAGAGAGACGGCCAAAAACTTCACGGGTGGGGGTGCTTCACGGCGACAAGTCATCCTTGTCGCCAGATCGCCAAAAGCCGGTTTCGTCAACAAGACCAATGCCCTAGATGAAAAAGAAGTGATCCGGCCCCCATCTACGATGAAGATCAAGCAGGTTGTGAAAACCAAGACCATGATCTTCCTGTACGTCGATGAAGACCCAGATTACGCGGAGTGAGTCGCATGAGCCTTGATCGCTTCGTCGGAACCGAAAGTACCCTCGCGCCTCCTGGGTGGAAAAAACCGCAGCACGTGCTGGACGCCATCAAGAAAAGACGGGCCGCGAAAACGACAAAGCGAGAATCGCCAGCAGAGAAGGCTTGGTGCCCAACAGGGCCCGGCGGCGGCAAAGACAACTCGTGCCCGCCCAACAAAGGCAAAGCTAGTCAGGCCGTTGTCGATTGGGCAGCCAAGAATTTTGATGATCCTGCGCATGCAAAAGCGTTTGTCGAGTGGTTCGGTGACAGTGCGGTGGTTGATGACGAGGGCGCCCCCGAAGTCCAGTTCCATCATGGCTCATTTGATGAGACAGCCGATTCGATCACGATCGGCGAAAACGGAATGCACTTCGGCACCAAAGACGCTGCAACTCAACGCGCTTACGGGAAACTCGATGACGACTTGATGACGAATCTGGAGGTGTACCAAAACGAAGACGGGACCTGGGGATGGGAATCAGGTTCCGAGGAGTCGTTTGAAACCTTCGGCGACGAAGATGCGGCGCGGTCCGATGCCGAGAACACGTTCGCTGGTATGGAGCACGGGTACGACATGGACGCCACCGATTTAGGGACGTTCACGGAAGTGTATCTGGCCATCAAAAATCCAATGGTCGTCGCCGATCAGAAAGCTGATTGGTCTGCTGCTGTGAAGGAAGCCAAAGCCAAGGGGCACGATGGCATCGTCTACCGCAACGAATTCGAAGATGCGGGAAGCCTGTCGTACATTGCATTCAGTGCGGATCAGATCAAGTCTGTGAACAACGCAGGCACCTTTGATCCCGAGAACCCCGACATCACCAAAGCACTTCGCCCGACCAATGGGGGTGCGGCAAACATCGCCATTGATGAACAGATATACTCAATCCAATTCACACCAACAGGTGTTCGGGTTGTTGGTGGGAATTTGCAGATGTGCGAGACGGTCCGATCACTCTGCAACGAAGCGAAAGCATCCCACTCGCCCGCAAAAGGCAGTTTGCCCACACACGTTGCTGAGTATGCTGCTCAACAGCTTCGCGGAAAGATCGTCACTGTCACAGAGCCCACCTCTTGATTTGAGCCGCCTCAGATGCAATGGGATTCGGCAGCTGCCGGTATAATGGCCACACCGAGCAAACTAGAAAGCGAAGACCATGCTGATTCCAGCCTCTATCGATGACATTGAGCTGTCCCTCGCCGTCGAGCAACGCTTCATTGACGTGTGTGGCACGTACCAGCGATTGAAGCACGTGCAGCTCACCATCCCCAAAGACCTCCAGGCGGATCTCACGCTATGGCGGCGGTCGGTAGTCCGTTTCCGGTCGGGAGACATGCGGGTGTCCCCTGACGAAAGGAAGTCTCTGCGGCGCATCGCACAGTGGACTCTCGATGTCAACTGCGAGATACGCAATCAGCCCAAGCAGAAACTGGTGTGGAAAGACTGAGTAAGTCATCATGGGTGGTTCTGCCCCTCGTCTCCAAGACCTGCCCAAGATGTTTGACCAGGGGCCGATGTTCCGGCCCGGTGACCGCATCCTAGTTTGCGTCCGCGGTCGCCTGCATCACGAAGAACGGCTCAAGCTCACACGAGCGGTCGAGAAGTTCACGTGCTGCGAGGTACGCATATTCGTCACCGATCCGCACGAATGTCGTCTCGTGGTCGTGAGAAAAGGCGAGCGGCTCATACTGGCTGATCCGAGCCAAGTAGGCATCCCGACAACCCCCGGCATCGCAAGCGTGTCTTGCCGAAAGGTGGAATTCCGCGAAGGTGACCAGCTCTATCTGGTGCGACAGGCTACGTGGTCTCCGGGGCTCATTGCCCACGCGATCAGCCGGGCCCGTCTCTGGGCCGGGGACGGCGTCGAGGTATTCGACCGCTATTTGGTCATTTGAGGGGGCCATTCAGAAAATCGAGGCTCACCCCTTGACCACCCAACTGCCGATATGTACGATATGGGCGTGACAGCGATAACCCCAGTCGAAAGGACTCCGACGATGAAAACCGATGACGCCGCAATCGTTGGCCAGCACAAGTTCGAAGTAGCTGGTTTGGGCAAGGCACCATTTCGATTTGTGGGTGTCAGCGAGAAGGTGTTCCAAGCCTGCCCAGGGGCACCGGTGAAGCCTGGCGGTACCTGCGATTATTGTGGCGCTGGCATCCGCGATTGCTTTCACGTTCGATCAGCCGACGGCAAAGAGTTCGTAGTGGGTTGCGACTGCATCAACAAAGTCGGCGACGCTGGCCTCATCAAGGCCTACAAGACCTCGCCTGAGTTCCGGAAGCTCCAGGCTGAGAAGAGGAAAGCCAAAGCCGTCGCGGTCCGACAAGCGATCGATGCTCTGATCGCAAGCAGCGCGGGCAAGCTCGCCGCTCTTCCGCACCCATCGGGTTTTTCTGATCGGAAAACCGGGCAACCCCTTACTGCCCTCGATTGGGCTCAATGGATGCAGAGGAACTGTGGCGCCGCTGGCCGAGCACGATTGCTCAAGCAACTGGAAGCGATGCTGCTGGCACCAAACGGCGACACCATCACCACATCAGCACAGAAAGGAGGGTGAAATGAAGCGAATCGGGTACATCCGCGACCGCCTCTGGGGGCGGTAATAGATCGACCGAGATGCTATTTTCTCGGGAGATATCGAACTAAACGACCGCTGACTGAAAATCAGCGGCCGTTTTCGTTATCCAGGGTGTTGGTGATTTCAGAAGAACCGCTACATTCCATTTTCTTCGGTTCTAACAATTCACTGATATCGCTGGAGACATGCGACTATGTCGAAGATCGTCAACATCTATCTTGGCCCGGCGATCGGCCTTTCCGGCCGCCAGCTCACCATCACCCGAATGCCCCGATCCGGCGATGTCGTCGAGGATATGGAGGCCGCATACGACGAAGCTCTGGGCGCGTCCATCGAGTCCGCCGAAGTTGAGCTGGACGACGACGAGATCTTCCAGGCTGTCCTGGTCGACACCGCTGCTTACAGCGGCATCACCAGCAAGCCGAAGCAGCTGATTTTCAACACGGGCGCCGATCTCATGCCCGGTCCGGGGGTCGATGACTTCCGCGTTGTGGCCATCGAAACCTCGTCTTCGTCCTCGTCCTCCAGTTCTGGAGCCTGATAAGCGATGAGCAAACGAGTCGAATTCTTCCTACGGGCGGCCCCCGGTCTGTGCCATCGCCGACTGGTGATCAATCGCTACCCCGGCGCTGGCGAATCGGTGGGGGCTCCCGTTGTCGATGTGACTTTGGACGCGGATGAGGTGTCTTTCGGCTGCTCGTTGCCTGAAAACAAGATGTGGCAGGCGTTGCTTGTGGACAGCAAGCCATCGGGCACCCGATCGACGCACGCAACGGTGTTCAACACAGCGACGAATCGACGCGTCGACCCGAAAGACGAGGCGCACTCGGGGACATTGCGGCTCAGCTCCATTCAGGACGAAATGGTCGCCCCCGCCCCGGTCGAGCCGGTCGCCGCTGATACGCCACCGGTGCTTCCCGTGCCTACGAGCGAACCTCTCGCTGACACGGAAGACGCAGAGGCCCCGGCAGTGGCCGATGAACCCATCGAGAGTGCCGTGACGGTCAGTACGGGCGACCCGATCGATGAAGACGCCGATTCCTCCCATGAGGGCATCGAGAGCGACGACGAGAACGTCGATATCGGTGACGACGACGCACCCAGCGATATCTGATCCTTTCGCCAAGCGAGACACACATGGCCGACTTGCTGCTCAAAGCAATCCGTGAAAGGCAGACCAAAAACCCCTGGAACCGGGGTATTGTCACTGCTGACCGGTACGTTCAGACGATCCAGGAATGCTTCGGGAGCGACATGTGCAAGCGGCTATCCGCTGGCAAGGTGGACTTCGCCGCAGTGATGATCAAAGCGGCGGGGACGCTCACGTTCAACAACCCCGAGATGATCGTCAAGGACATCTACAGTTCGTACGATCGCAAGGACAGAGACGGCGATTCGATCGCGCTGCCAAAGGACACCCTCATGGTGTTCAAGCATGTCCTCACGACCCCTCGCCGCGATCGCGATGGCGACATCCTTCGAACCGATGGCGCCCAACCTGACCCGAAGATGCTCCTGTTGTGGCAGCATGTCCACACGCTGCCTATCGGCAAGATGCTGGCTGTCGCCGACCACAGTGAAAAATCACTGGAAGTCATCTCGGCAATCATCGACATCAGCCCATTGGCCCACGACGCCGCGGTGATGGTTGAAAACGACATGGGTCGATTCAGCCACGGATTCCGGGCGCTGGCCTTTGATCGAATTCAGACGAAGGGGGCGAAGGAAGAGGATTGGCCGTTCGACGTGAAGTCGTTCGAGATCATGGAAGAGTCCCTGGTGTCCGTGCCATCGAACGCCGATGCCGAGACACTCGAAGTGCTTCTCGATCTGGTTGAGGGCGGGAAGCTGACTTCACCGATCCTGAAGAACGCGGGGAAGAGCATCCGCGCGAATTATCGACCTGTGCAGATTGGTGGTGGGATTGATCTGAAACCCAAGAAGGGCCCTGGCGATGACAAACCAGCCGGAACAAAGTGCAGCGGCGGACCCCCGGGCACACGATGCGGGTGTGGTGGTCAATCCGGCGCACCAAAAGAAGCCGATGACGATGAACCAGACGACGAAGGCGCAGCCAAAAAGTCAGAAGTGAAAGCTACGAAGCTCGCCGAGAAGTATTACGGCAACTCGCTGGCCGGTTCCCTTGAGCACATGCAGCGGCTGCTCCAAACGGCGTGCCTGGAGTATCTGCAAGAGAAGGGAATCCTCCCAAAACCCGACAGCAACGGGATCGGCAGTGGATACGCGTCCATTGTTGCGACGTTCCTGTCTGAGGTGATTGTGCAAGTCTGGGGCAGCACCCTCACCAGCGACACGTACTACAAGCTGGCTTGGGCTTGGGATGGCACCACGGTGACGATCAGTGGCGACCCCGTCGAAGTAACGATCGAGGGCATCGTCACCGAGAAGTCACCTGTCATCAACATCGACGACGCCATGTCGGTGTTTCTTGCCAAAGCATCAACCGAACAACGAGAACGGATGTCGGATGCACTCAAAGCATTCGACTACGTCGAAAAAACGAACGATCGCGTTCAGCGGGTTCGTGAATTTCTGAGGATACACTGAGGCTCTGCGGTGGCGCAGCTTCTTGAGGTGTAGGTTTTTTCTTCCAGGAGACGGGACAATGCCGCTTTCAAAAAAGTTAAAGCAATGGCTCACCGCCAATGCGAATGTGAAAGCGACGGCCAGCGATGACGAGTTTCGGAAGGCCGCCGCAGATGCCATGGTCAAGGGCGACTTGACTGCGAAGAAATTCGCTGAGCTGACCGCTGAGTCAGACGACAATGTCGAATCCTTTGCCAAGTCGATGGAGGAGCTTTCCAGCACTCTGAAGAGCATGAAGAGTGCGATGGAGAAGGGCGACGATGACGAAGAGCCAGCTCCGGTCGCTTCTGGGGCCGACGATGAGGACGAGGAGGATGAGGAAGACGAAGAGCCAGCTCCTTCAAAGAAGAAGCCACTAGGCAATCTCGATGGCGAGGGCAAGGGTAAGCGTGCTTCGGTGACGAAGACGAAGACTCAGCACACCCCCAGTCAGTTCGAGAAGCTGGTCACTTCGATCGGTCGGTTCGACAACGACAATGGGGATGGGTCAACGCCTGTCAGTGTTCGCGTCAAGGAGGCTGCTGAAGCCTACACTGACACGAAGACGGCCATGATCTACCCGACCCATACCAAGTCGGGCAAGACCCATGCGTTTGCTGGTCAGCCTGTGGTGGACTTCACCGAAGGCACTGGGCGCACCTTGGACGTTCCTTCGGAGCGCGACAAGGCCGTGTCAGGTGCGTTCGCGAAGTTCCTTTGCAACCTGGCACGACGCAAGAGCCGCTCTGTGGCCTTTGCAACGCTGCCGTTGCATGATCGCGAGCTGCTCACGTATGCCATGGAGAAGATGAAGTGGGGCGGATCGAGCGACGGCGGCGACAAGGCCGACATCGTCAATCGCACCCTCACCTTCAGCGAGAAGGCTTCGCTCATCGACGATTCCGCCTCTGGTGGTATCGAAGCGGCGCCAGTGGTGTTTGATGACTCGATCATCCAGACGCCACTTCTGTTCGGCGAGCTTTTCCCGCTCGTCAATCAGATCCCACTTGATAAGGGTCGTCGGGTGGAAGGTGTGGCTACCGGCCAGGTGACTGGTGGGTGGGGTGGCGTCGATTCGTCTCCGATCGACCTGTTCGATTCGACGAATTACGTCTCCGCCTTCGACACGACGATCTTCCGATGGGAAGGTGCTTTCAAGATCGGTCTGGACTTCCTGTCCGACACGCCGATCGACTTCGGTGCCCATGTGACCCAGCAGTACGGTGAGAAGCTGCTTGAAGACCTCGACAACGTGATCGCCACGGGCAATGGGTCGACCCAGCCCGAAGGCATCATGAACAAGTTCGGGGCAGGTAGCGTCAACTTCGGTGGGACGACCACCCTCGGTGGCTACGAATCGCTCCGCTTCGGCGTGGCGAAGGCCGAGCATCGTTCGACGATGGCCGCGACCGCAGTCTTCTGCGGCACGGAAACGTCGTACATGCGAGCCAAGGCCATCCCCGTGGGGAGCAGCGATGCTCGCCGACTGGGTGGCACTGGCACCGTAGGGGGCACGTCGGGCTACGGCGATTACTCCTGGATGGAAAGGCCGTACAAGATCAACGAGTCGATGACGAACTCGCAGATCTTCTACGCGATCCTGGCCCGCTTCAGGATGTATCGTCGCCGAGGGTTGTCGATCAGGACCAGCACGGAAGGCGAGACCCTGATTCGCCAGAACTCCATGCTGATGGTCGCCATGGCTCGGTACGGCGGCCAGCTTGAGAGGGGTGGTGTGGTCGCCCGCACCACCA